ATCGTTTCTCTAATGCTTCTACTTTATTTTGAAGCAATAGAAACTTTCTTTCAATAGGATCTTTTTCAACTATATCTTCAAAGTTCTCTTTAAGATATATTTCAAAGTCCTTTACTTCTAAATCATCAACACTTCCTGTCAGTTTAACCTGTTTCAACTCATTTGCAAGAGCTGCTGGGTTAGCTGGTACAGGAACAGCTGAAATTTCAAGTAATTCTGCACTTGGGAAGTCAAATCCGCCTCGTTTTTCATTATATGAAGCTTTCTCCCAATCAGGTGCAAAACCGATTGAAAATGCTCTTAGTGCCTTAGATTTATACATTTTATAAACCATATCGGCTCTTGGGTTGATATCTGTGTCGAGAAATTCGAGTTTAAACATCAAATTGTTACCATCAACCCAAACTTTCTTAGCTGTACCCATTACATTTTCAGGAGTTTCACTTCCACGATGTGCCCATAAAAATGTAGGATTTTTTTTGTAATTTTTGAGATCCATTCCACTGACATTAATAACGTCACGATCTCTATCGCTAACCTGTTTAGATCCAACGACTGTCAATTGACGTTTATCATCATCAATTTCTTTAATCTCAATATCAAATGTTTTTATCATCGTAGTATCTCCTATACATCATTTTGTTCTAGAAAGGAACCTGTCTCTTTTTCTGATATAGCATCAATTCGAGACATTTTGGTTTCATCTAGTGGTTTATCGAATTTATTATATAAAGTACGGATATTATCCGCAATTTCTTCTTTTTCACCTGAAATTATCAAATTAACATACTTTCTATTAAAAACATTGATTGAGGTGAATTCTTTGGCGTTTTTACCAAATTCGGCGTAAATCGGTGTAAATTTGGCAATAAGGCGATCATTCTCTTGATTCCAGAACGAATCATCTATAAGACTTACATCAGTATCACATTTCTTAAGAATTTTCTCTCGTTGTCTATACAAATAGTTATGTAGGTTCTTTGAGAATGATTCTTTAAGTCTATTAACCTTTACATTCTTTGAAGCATTAGTCCAATATCCAATAGCAACTTTTTCTTCCTTGTCAAAAATGTTAGGTGTAACATTAACCATCTCTTTATCTGCAGATGAACCCTGTTGAATTTCAAGAAAATTTGTACCTACAGGAAGCATTGTCATTGGTTGGTAACCTTGATCAAGTCCTTCTTGTGCTTCAAATGGTAGTTCAAATGCCTTAATCAATATGTTCATCGGAACACCATGGTTGGCATATATGTTTACAAGGTCAGCTGTCTCCTTTGCATCATGTTTTAATTCATCAATTTCAGAAAAATTGAATTTACATGTTATGCCTGGTGCATATCTAGGTAAAAAGAAATTATTAATCATACTTTCATATCTACGAGCATATGTCTTAATAGTTTCATTCCAAAATATCTTTTTAGCTGTTCTTACGTTACCATATGTAGCTTGCTCATAAAATCCTGCCATTGGAGGTGGAACTTTATATACAGCAAGGATTCTTTCCATACTAAATGATCTCTGCTTGATATAATCCATTTCTTCTTGTGTAAGTCCAGTCTTTTTAACATCCATACCGGCATTTAGTAGTGCAACCTTATATTGTTTCGATGCACCTCGTCTTAATGCTTCCCACTCCTTAACAAATTCTTCTCTCTGCTCTTTTGAACTTTCATCATCTTCAGGCAATGTAAATACCAATGATGGATTTGCTGAATTCTGAAAGAATGCCTTTGCAAATCTTCCAGCAAGATAATCAGAATCAACATCAGTCTTAACACTATCAATTGGTGCAAGACCACGAACAGGCAATGAAGGATTTGGAAATTTGATTTGAAATACTTCATCAGCGGTAAATGGAATACGTTTAGTTCCTGAATCAAATATCCAACCAACCAATTCACCATTCTCAATAACATGTTGCATCCTAGTTGGGTTTAATATCTTTAATCCACCAGGTAATGTTGAAGTTCCAGCTAAATTACCAACACTTTGCAACGGAACAATAAAGGTTTCCCCATATAGTGCTAAATACAACGTAAGCTCTTCAAAAAACGTAAAATAGGTATGATGTGGATTTGGTTTTCTGAATAGTCTAACAATCGGAGAATCAACACCCAATTTAATATCAGACATTGAATTATAGAACTCTAAGGGAGCTTGAGGAAGGTTTTGTGATATGGTAGATGCAGCAACATAAACAATTGTGGATTGTTGATAAGGATTTGTTACACCTCCATCCAATCCATAATCTGACATTATCATCCCACGTTTCCATTGATCAGCTGTTAATGTTTTTTGTCTTGATCTTGATATAAATAAGTTAGTTATAAATTCTCTAAAAAAAGTCATAGTTTTTTATCCTGTTATGATCCCTACCGTCTTTTTACTCTTTAAGCTAAAAGTAATAGCAAGAGCATCAGCAGTATCAGGGGATCTTTTTAATCTGGATTTATATTTATCTTTTGGTTCGACTTTAAATCTACCATCCGAAGATGGAACCGCTCTACATGTTGTCAATTCTTCTATAAGCTCATCATCATCAGGAATTTGTGGTTTTTGATCTCTAAACCACTCATACATCTCCTTCCACCATTCAGATTTAGCATTATAGTTATATTTCTTCATATATGCTCTATTTGAAGCTACAGCTGGCACAATTGGTAATCCCTGCTCTCTAAGTCTATCTCCAGCACCTTTACCAACACCAATTGTATCTACATATATGCTTACTGGTCTTAATTCTTCTGGAGTTGCATAATATTCTTCAACAACCTTACCAACAACTCTCATTGTATCTTTAAATTTATATTTTTTAATATCAGGGAATAGAACTGGACCCTGTCTTTTAATTAATACAGATTTGTCATTCCCCGCACCAACATCAAGTCCCCACCGAATGTCACCTACTGGTTCCTCTGTTCTGTTGGTTGCTTCAAGAACTATCTTCATGGGGATGATTGCCTCATCTTCACGATCAGGAAATTCACCTAACACTTCAACCTTATAATGATTAGAGTCAACTCCATACATATTCTCCCAATTTTGAATAGATTCCTTTGTCACCCATTGTGATTTGATAGCTGACATATGTAATTGAGTGAATACATTTCTATTTGAAGGTTTATGTGAATCAAAGAAGAAACCAGACAGTCTCCTTGGATTTGAAACCATTAATATATAATTGTTCGTTTCAGTCAATGAACCCAATATAACTTTAAACATCTCATCCGACACTCCAGATGCTTCATCAATTATATATAGCATATTCTTAGCATGTGTACCAGCTAAGGCATCAGGATTCTCCAGTCTTGCAGTTCTTGATTGTGCAAACCATGTATGTGGATGTTCAAGATGTTTGATTCGAGATGTTTGAAATTCAAACTGATCCTTATAGATTGGATTCATTCTATCATACATCTTTCCAAGTGTTGGCCATATAGCTCCTGATATAGTACCACCAGACGGTGCAGTGATATAAACCTGACTATTAGATCGTGTACATAAGAAATGCCATATAACAATCCCAGCTGTATATGTTTTTCCTGTTCCTCTACCAGACCTAACACTTGATTTCTTCTTTGAATTATATAAACTGGTTATAACTTCTTTCTGTTGATCATCAGGGTCAATCTCAAGTACCTGTTGACTGAATAGTATAGGGTCATCATGATACAGTTGAAGTAATGCCTGTATTTCACTATCATCAACATCAATCATTCACTTCTTGCTCCTCTCCAATATAATCAGACAAATCTCTTTTAGGTTGTTTACTATTTATATCTTCAATAAACTCTACTATATTTCCATTAATAATATTCTCAAGTAAATTCTTTTCTTTAACCCACTCTTGATTAATTATGTCAAAGTCCTCATTTGCATCACCCAAGACATCAACTATACTATAACACAAAGGACAAAAATTCTGGTTAACATGTACAATACCCGAAAACGAACATAAACTACACATAATCTTATTATATTGATCTAGAGGTAATTGTTTCGGTTGGTTTCTTCTAATTGATTTCCAATAGTCAACTAGATCATCTCTTGTAATTTCTTCAATCTCAGGATCTACTTTTAATATCAGTTCGTTTCCTTTCTTCTCAATTGAAAATATATCATCCTCATACATACTTTATTCCTTTCCTCCATCTACTACATGAAGTCTATCTTGATTATCATTAATTAACTTAGTTAGATCAGCTACCTTCTTCTCTATCTTAACATCTACAGTTTGATCTATTTGAATTTCACTTCTTGGATTACCATAATAATACTTTAACAATAAGGTTAAGGCCTGAAGTTGTGTAGCTGCATTATAAAAATGAAAAGTTCTTTTCCCAATACTCGATTCACCTGTTTCTCTATTATATTTAATATCTGGCATATCCGGATCATACATTGCAATTTCAACTAATTTTTGAATTGCCCTCTCTATATCAACTCCAACCTTTCTTTCCAATAACTTTGATAATCTATGATGTTTAGCTTTAGTCTTATGTGCAGTTCCCTTTAACCATTTACCAGTTGCCTTATCACGTAAAGTACCATCCTCACTACGGACAGGAACTACTTCAACTTTCTTAAACTCAGTTATATCTTCTTCAAGCTCATCACTTATAATGTCAGTTATTATATCTTGCATGCTGGATACTCCTTTTATATCATTTTGTTCCCGAAATAGTTTATGTCTGTTATATACTATGGATTCTAACTGGAGAGGGTATATTCTATGGTTTCCTTGTATGGTGCGGCATGATAATGGGTGTGGTGAGCTTGTAGATTCTTTCTTGGAGAGTAACTGCCGGAGGAGTAACTGCCGGAGGCAGGATCCCAAGCGGAGCTTGGTTAAAGAGATAGCGAGCGTAGATAGTTAGCTATGGTAATGAGGTAGAGGAGTAAAGAGATAGCGAGCGTAGATAGTTAGCTATGGTAATGAGGTAGATGACTAGCACTTTAAAATATATAGAAAAATAGTGCGTGGTTGCCCAATACTCGGAAACCATCTTCTTGATTTTAAAGATCCAGGCTCCCGCTCACCGTCTCGCTAACTATCCTGCTAATTCACTCGCTTAGCGTCCTGCTAGTCATCTTGCTCGCATTCTAGGACGATTCCAGGTTAAAAAGATACCAAACTAGACAGCAGACAGGACAGACAGCAGGTTTAGTAGCGGTTTAGCGTCTAAGATAGCGGTTTAGTAGCGGTTTAGCGTCTAAGATAGCGGTTTAGTTAGCGGTTTAGTAGTTAGTAGTAGTGCGCAGC